AGTGGAACTATCCCACCAACCTCATGGTCAGCAACACGACCTAATGTTCCAGCTGGCCAGTATCTTTGGACAAGGGTTGTCACAACATATACAGATAACACAACATCCGAAACACAAACGCCTACGCTTATGGGTGCTGAGGGTGAATCTGGATTAGGCATCAAAGATAAATCGATCAGCTATGCGGTAGGAACAAGCGGAAACACGCCACCTACAAGTGGGTGGCAAGAAACAATTCCGACCGTATCAGCAAATCAGTATCTTTGGACTAAAACGACACTCGTTTATACAGACGAATCGAAGACTGAAGCTTATTCTGTAGGAAAGACGGGAGCGAACGGAGCGGATGCCAAACTGCTTTATCTAACTGCTTCAGCTGAAAACATGGCTTTTAATGCCGATGACACGCCTAAGACGACACAGACGATAAACATATCGGCAAAGCTTCAAAACGTCACAGGAACTGCAACGTTCACTGCTATTCCTTATATTGGTAACACTGCTCAAACCGCAATTACTCTAGGTGGAACTGGTAACACAAGAACTTTGACAAGTTCACAATGGACCAACAAAAACTGGACACTGATTTCTATAACTGCAACTTTGGATAATCTAAGCGATACATTGAGTATTGTGAAGGTGAAGGACGGGCAAGAAGGGGAAACCTATTATCCGCACCATGCTTGGATGATGGCAGACGGTACCTTTACCAAGGTTTATCCAAATGAGAATTTACTTATTGGCTATAAAGGAGAGGAATTATCTGTACGCAATAACACAACTACTGAAAAATTTGTATATCCTGATAGTAGCTCAAACGGTGAAAAGGCTAAAATTATTGCCTTAAAATCACTGACACAATACACGCTTAGTGTAGAAATAAAAGCAAATATAGTAACACAGAGAACTTGTGATATGTTCTTTGTTTCTGCAAGTGGACAACACAAGTCAAGAAATGGCATTGCCTTGTCTACCTC